TCTCCAAAATCTCTAAACTGTGTAAGGTTGACTAACTTATAAGAAGATGCAACTCCTGTTACGTTGCCAAAAGCATTGCCACCTGTAGGCTCACCATTAGCAAAAAATGATGCACCTAGCTCAATAGCTGAAGCATTAATTACACCTGCAATTAGTGCAAAAGAGTTTGCATTTGATGGGTCATCAGCATGTTGACCTGGATTAAATATAGCATACACATTTTGGTCTGTTGAGTCATCAACAAGTGTTTTATTATTAGCATCAAAAGCCACTGTAAAGGGGTCCCCGTTTGGAAAGGTTGTGTTCGAAAATCCTAAGACCGTTCCAATACCACCAAAAGCAGTTTCAGTAAACACATTTGCAGCAGCTCCTGAGATAACTTCACTTGTGCCTTCTAGAATGTCTGTTTTTAATACATTAAAGGTTGTTGTAGTTCCTTGAGTACCTTCAACATCTACCTGTATTGAAGCAACACCTAGCGCACCCACATCTCTAACCTGAGTTATATAGGTGGCATCGTCTGCAGCAGCTATATCAGTAGCAGACCCTGTTGCAGTAAACCCTGAACTTGTTCCGTTTGCATTGTCAACTAATGATGATGGCATTGATGGAATTGACACACCACCAGTATTTGAATTAGCAAAACTTGGATAATTAAATTCTGTACTGTTACTATTTGTGATGGTCGTAAAATCACTTCCAGGAGTATCTTCACTAAATGCTAACACAACCTCTCTTTGCTGTGAACGAGCAGTTGTAATTGTTGTTGATATCACATCAGGGCTAAAATTACCACTTGTATCACGTGTTCTCGCTAAGTAAGTAAATGTGCCAAATATATCGATAGGAATAGATTTTCGGGCTGTACCCGCGGATACTGTTACAAAATCATCTGCAGTCACAAAATTGGTTAAGTTTGCCTCCTGGGTGCCAACACCACGTTTGATGATAACCTCTTTTAAATCTAAATCTTTTAATTCTTCATTAACACGAACATAGTTCCACTGTAGTGTAATCTGGTCAATCTGCTGAGAACCTGAAAGGTTAAATACATTATCAGGTGCAGCTGTCTTACCTAATATTTCTTTTGAGACAGTTGCAGTAATACCTCTAATATCATGATTCAATGGTGTAACTCGTACATCAAGTGTTGCAATTCCTTTTACTAATCCTCGGTCAATGTTATTAATTACATAAGTAATAGTTCCATCATCATCAACAAGATTTGCAGGTAATTTTACTGTACTAAAAGATGTTAAGTCATTATTACCTGAACCAGTAACTCTATAAGACATTTCATAATCAGTAACATCTTGACCTACAAGATGTTTAAAGTTTACGATTGCACGTACCGCAACACCACCAACCTGCTCACGATATAAACCTTCAGATATTTGTAAATCCTCAACTTTTGATATAGGAATGTTACCAACAGTTAATGATTTGGTTACTGTCGGACTTGTTCTACCTGTTACATTTTTATTTCGTGCTCTAACTACAACTGAACCTGTTTCTATATCTGGTATAACTCTTTGACTTGAAGAAGATGAAGGTAGTAATTCAAAATCTCCACCAACACTTAGTTCATATATTCTATTATTTGAAAGTCTAAAATTACCAGGAAAGGTGCTTGTATTATAATCAAAGGTAGCTGTGTTAGCTGTTTGATTAACATTATTTAACACACCAGTTGGGTTAGGTGTTATGTTTGTTAATGTAGCACTGGTTAGGTTGTCTGTCGGTGCTTCAGCAAGTTTAATTCTGAATATACTGTTTTGAGTTAGCTCATTGTTTGAACCCGCACTTTGTATATCATAACTTGTTTGTGTTACTGCAAAGGTATTTCCTGTAGACATCAAGACATTATCACCTACCTCAATAGCAGGTACCGTGGTGTGGTCTATTTCAACTCTTACTTGTGTATCAGAGGTAGATATATCAAGACCAACAGTTGCAGGACTAGCTGAGCCCTTATTCTGAGTAAAGCTAAAAGCATCAGTTTGTTTACCGTCAATAAAAACACGAAGAAACTTTCTATCTCTTGGTTTAATTTGCAATGGTTCAACATGTGTAGTGCTAGTTGTTAAATCTGTGTTTGTCTGTGTAAAAGTAAATTCTGAACCACCAACATAAAATGAATTGTTAGCATAAAATCTTGCATCCAAAAGTTGAAATATTTTTACAAAGAAAGGAGTGGGTGGTAATCTGTCTAGTAAAGCAGAACCTTCATTTGATTGATTTTCTATTTTAATTGTATTATTAGGAAAGTCATTAAATTTTATATTAGAACTAATTTCTACTTCTGTAGGATTAAATGACACAAAATTACGTAAACCACCATCATCAGCTTTTTCAGTCACAGGAACTGTTACAAAGTCATCTCCTTTTAGACCGCCAAATGATGCATCGTTTACCTCAAGCACGTGTTTAAAAAAGTTTTCATCAAAAGCAACATTATGTCCTTCTATAAGTAAGTTTAAATTAGATGAAGAGTCAACTGCAGTAACACTATTACATAACAGCTTAATCTCTCCTACCACACTTTGAAATCCGTTTTTTCCTATTAAACCTGCACTAACTCCATTTGACAATTGACTCGCATTATCTATTATAACTGTGTAAGGGGTTGTTTTTGTAACATTTGCAACAACTTGTACTGATTCAGGAAAAGACACAAAAAACTCTGTACTTTGTGTAATACCATAATTAGTTGAATCAGTTGTTTGATTAAGTAATAAATCAATCGTAACACTTCCATCAGTTCTTCTTCTAGGGTTAGCTTGAATATCAAAAATTGGAGGAGGTGGAGCAGTTATTGGACTTAAGGTATCAGTATAAGAAGTAGGTTTATAGTCAATAAAAGTATCTGAATCAACATACACATTAGAAACATACTCTATGGCAGCGATTCTTATATCTTCATCTTCAGTTTTACCCATCTCGGTAATTTTAAATAGCTTGTCGCTTTTTGAGGTGTAAAAATTAGATGGGTCTTCAATTTCACCAAAGGTCCAAAGGTCACCCTTTGCAGGGAGATTGTTAGCAGTAAATGCGCTATAGTTTTCAAATGCTTTTGTAATTGGATTAAATCTTTGTATCACTCTTGTTTCAATTAAATCAAAGCCTGTTGATACGTTTGACGTGCTACTACCACCAAACAAAGTATTACTTAATATATATAAATCAATCCTATCATTATCTTGCTTTATTATTCTAAGAGCTAAAGGATTACTGTTTGCAGTAAAATTAGTGCTTGATATAGCTGGTTGAGTAAAATGCTCAAGATGAACATTACAAATATCTACATTTGATGATGCCGATATTTTACCACCAAAACCAAAAGATACTCCTATATTTTTTTGTTGAACGCTTATCACATCGCCTGGCATTAAGACTACTGCGTCTTGAGATGTTATAAAATTAATTTGTCTTCTTAAAAAACGACTTGAAGCTATTTGGTATTGTCCAAAACGTAATGCTTGACTACGCCTAGTAACTCCAAATAAATCCATAGTTTTGACATTTTCAATTACATTTCTATCTGTGCCGTCATTTGAGTCAACTGAGTCAATTCTTACAGTCTCACGTTTAAAATGATTAGAAGGGTCAACATAACTTATTTCTGCGCCTGTTAGTATTTGACTTTCTTTTATACCCTTGATTTGAACAGAACCTTTTTTTATATTTACTTCACTAAATACTGCGACAGGTAATTCATTAGGCATGTCAGCTGAAAGTGTGATTTTACCTGCATTATAAATTACTGCAGAACGAAAGCTTGCTGCTATTGAATTTATTACATCAATGGCCTGTCCTTGGTCAGTAATCTGTCCATCAAATATAAAGCGTCTTTCTTTTATTTGAATAGTATTACTTAATCCAATTTGACTTTGTCTAACCGTCGTAAACTTAGTTCTAGGTTGATGCCTAAATGTTCCATCTGCTAAACCATCAACACCCTCAAACTTTCCAGTGACTGCGTCGCACGCGTCACAAAACTGCGCTACTTTAAAAAACTGAAACTTATCAATATGTTCTTCAGGAACGCCTAATCCATAAGTTTTGTTTGTTAGTAAATCATAGATTATCCACACAGGATTTTGAGTCCAATTATAGATAAAAGTTCCATCCCATGTTCCAATATAAATCTGGGGATTAATACTTGTTTTTACTGATTGTGGTGCGTTTTGTAATCTATAGCCATTAGATACATAACTGTTTGAACCACTTTCTGGCACTTCTAGTTGACGCCAATCAATTTCACCACTAGCTAAAACAGGCTGATTATAATTAGAAGGAACTTTAACAAGCAAACCTTTAACTAAACTGGTAAACGTAGGTACACCGCCAGTGTGCTCAGCAAAAGCTTTCAGAGCGTAACCTATCATTGCTGTTCTTGGATAGGTCTGAGGTCTGTTTTCTATTTCAAACCAACCTATAGACCTAACGTCTGATTGTATTTTTGAGCTATCACTATCATCATTTGTCTTTTCAATTGTAAACTTATACCCAGCAGAATTTTTACTAGCAGTAGGAATTGGAATATTAATACTAAATTTAAATGGAGTGTTAGTTTTACCACTAACTGTTCGTTCAGCACTTGTAATTTGCGTTTCGCCTGTATTATTAAAAACAGTAATCTTAATAGATACAGATTGACCTACAATATCACCATTATTACGTGATTCTTGAAGGGTATTACAAATGAATAAAAATTTTAAAGCATCCCAGTCCTTTGCGCTTGTGCTTTGTAATAAGATTCTATTTTGAGGTACACCAGCAATATTACCTTTTTTAAGTATTACAGAACTTGTAAAATTTTGTGGGGTAACAGCTTGTTCGCCAAATACATCGAGAGCAGCTTGTGTTGTAGTACCTGTTGTTGTTAAGGTTTTAAATACTTCATTATTTTCTTGGCCATCCCCATCAATATTTATTAAATCATCTATATTACCTTCGTTAATTTCAATATCTTGAGGACCGTTTGGGTTTATTCGGTATATTGGTCCCTCGCCTAAAGCTGTTGTTGTGAATAATATGTCAGTTGAAAAAAGAGAGTTAGGACTTTCAGTTCCAGACGCGGCTGTACCGCCCCCACCTTTACCTCCGCCTTTGTTGTGTACACGTATTCCATCAGCTATAAAAGTATGGTGGTCTTTTACTGTAAAATTATATGAAGCACCTCTGTCATAGCTTTTTATAATTTTTGTGATAGGACTTATTTTACCGTGCTCAGTAATTAAAGCATGCTCTTCCTGTCTATTACCTGCCTGGTCAAATAACCCATCTTCGCATAATACCCAGTGGTTAGGAGTTAAGATAAGGTCGCCTTGCCAATGTTCTAGTTTTAAAAATTCATCATCAGGATGAAGAAAGGTTTCAGTTACAGTGCCAGCTACAAGTTTACCTGTTTTGGTAAACGCTTTTACCATATCACCAACAGTTATATCTTTTATGATTTTGTCTGTACCATCCCACATGGATATTAATGTTTCCGCAGGAAAGCAACCACCGCCTTTTGCGCCATAAATCAATGGAACTTTTTTACCATTTTGGTTTATATATTGTCTACTAAGCAAAATTATTACTCACACTAACTGTATCATTTTTTCCGTGTTCAGAGACATCTAAATAACCGCTTATTAATTGTCCTGCAACTCTAGTACTACCGTAAATTAATGGAATTGATGTACCACTATCTGTAGTATTTTGTAATGGGCCAAACATATCATTTTCACGTCTTGCTTCCCCATCAAATTTGTTTTCCATCCTTGCTGCTTTTGGAGGTTTTGTAAACATCTGTGATATTGCACCAAGTGTCATAGATATACCAAGACCTAATACTAATTGACCAAAGCCAGTTAAACTACCTGCGGCTGCTACACCTACCCCTTTAGCACTAGCAAAAGTTGTTGAAAATAAGGCACCCCCAGCTCCGCCAGAAGCTATTCCAATAGCTGCTATTAGTGCTATACCTATTATAAGTTGACCAGTTTTACCACCGCCACCATATACACAAGGCACTATATGTAATACTTCATCATCAGCAGGTTTTTTTAAAACATACTCTTCTCTTGTTATTGTGCGACCCTTAGAGTCACATAACATTAAATTTTCTGAAGTTTTACCTAAAGTTACTTTGTTTATATATCTAGCTAAATTAGGTTGTGTACCTTTTAAAAAGTTAATTACCTCATCACAACTATTTAAAGCAACTTTAAGTTTAGATGCTGAAACATATTTATGTAAACTACTGTGAAACTTTAATACTGCCATCTAACATTTCCTTTTTAAATTCATCAAATCTTAATACATTTAAATTTTTATCTAACCAATATGTATAAAACTTTTTATTAAATCCCACCACGTATTTATACTCATCAAAAGTAGCACCTAACTTATCCTCTTTAGAAGGGATGGGGTCTTCGTCTCCAGGGTGACTATGAAATATACCCCAGATGTTTTCATCATGTTCAATTAAACCAGCAGGGTCAACAATGAAACTGTCTTTAGGAGTGTCACTAACATTTTTTACAGGATGATATATGTAATCTTTAGTTACAATACCGCAACACTCACGAGGATAATCACGAGCAGCGTGTGCTTTCATATCATCAACTAATTGTTCAAACCTATCCATCTCCATACTCCGTGTGTGTATTGTTCATAATATCTCCCGTAAGGCGCTATCCAACTTTTTTTACCAATCATAGTGTGTAGTATTTTAGCCATATCTACATATAAGGCACAATGATTAACTACATGAGTGCTACCCATGTACATAGTAATAACATCAAAAGGAGCAGGTCTAGGAACACGCATCCAACCAAACGATTTATTCGCACCCTTTTCAAAAAATCTTTCATGTGTTTTTGCATACCAATCTTCATCAACTATTTTGCAGTAATCAGATGTTTTATAAGGTATCTCAATTTCACGCTCATTTTTATATATTAACCTAATTAGGTTGAAGCAGTCAA